CTAGCAGAAATGGCCTCCGACTCTGAGGCAACCCCCGACAAGATAGACCAGTTGCAAGATGGCAAGCTTGACATAGTGTCACGTTTGGCAAACGAAGCTGCCACACTGGAGCGTGAACTTGCGGACGCTGAGAAGCTTATGAAGGAAAAGAAATCGGCACTGCACAAGATTACAGACGAGCAACTGCCCGAAGCCTTGGAGGTTATGGGACTTCAGAAATTTACTTTAGTGGACGGCTCAGAGATTGCCGTCAAACCAATTTACGCCGCAAGCATCCCAAAGGATCGTAAAGAAGAAGCCTTTCAATGGCTTCGTGACCACGACTTTGGTGATCTTGTTAAGAACAATGTCACAGTTACCTTTGGTCGTGGAGAAGATGAGACGGCTAAAGAGTTTGTAGGACTTTGCGGCGAACAGGGATTCGTTCCCAGCCAACTAGAGAAGGTCGAGCCTATGACCTTGAAAGCTTGGTTGCGCGAACGGGTAGAAGCGGGGGACCCCGTCCCGCTTGATTTATTCGGGGCTTTTATCTCACAACGAGCAACTATCAAAAGGAGCAAGTAAAGATGGCAAAAGCAGTAGCTAAAAAGCAATCCGCAGAATTGGCGGTCATGGACGAAAACATGTTTGCGGCAGATGCCGGAATTGGCGTTAACGATCTTGGTTCAGAGGACCTTGCAATACCCTTTATTAAGGTGCTGCAAAAGATGTCCGACGAACTGGACGATCTGGATAATGCCAAAGCTGGTGATATTTTTAACACTGTCACTAAAGACATTGTTAAAGGTAAAGACGGCATCCGTCTTATCAACTGCGCTTACAATCTTCAGTACATCGAGTGGGAACCTCGTGGTACTGGCACTGGCGCACCTCACGCTATTTATGGGGCAGGGGATGAAATTCCAGCTACCGAAAGAGGGGATGACAATAAGGATTATGTTGTTGGTGGGGACGGTCGTTATCTTGAGCGTACAGCCCAGCATTATGTCCTCGTTGTTGACGAAGACGGCGTAACTCAGCAGGCCCTACTGCCTATGAAGTCCACACAGTTTAAAAAATCTAAACAGTGGAACAGCGCAATGCGGTCTTTGAAGATGAAAGACAGTAACGGAAGTCTGTTTACTCCACCGCGTTTCTCGCACATTTGGAAGCTGGAAACAGTTTCCGAAGAGAACAAGAACGGTTCTTGGCATGGGTGGCAGATAAGTAAAGACGGCGTTGTCGAAGACGTTAACGTCTACCAAGAAGCCAAGTTGTTTGCTGAGTCCATCCAATCAGGACAGGTAAATGTGAAACATGTCAGAGAAGAAGATAAAGAAACCTCTGACGAAGACGTTCCTTTTTAGGTCTGGTGGGGGAGGGAAACCTCCCCCTTTTCTAAATGAAAAAAGAAATAGAAAAATTTGCGCGGCTGTTCCGTGGTCTGAACCGAGCTTACGGGTCTATGGATATGACCACCAAGGACGCTCGTGGTAAGCAAAAAGGCAAGTACAAATTTATTCACGAACCACGGACCATTGCCACATATGAAGCGCACCTGAAGGGTGAAGTTAGCATAGGGGTTGTTCCGATTAACGAGGAAAACCTGTGCCGCTGGGGTGCCATTGATGTTGACCAATACCCCTTGGACCACTCCGCAATAATTAAAAAGCTGGCAGAGGTTGAAGTTCCTTTAGTGGTGTGCCGCAGCAAATCGGGTGGTGCTCACCTGTATTTGTTTTTCACAGAGTTGATTGAAGCTGAAAAGGTTCAAGTGAAGCTGAAGGAGGTTGCGGCAGAGATTGGTTTCGGTGGCTGCGAGATATTCCCAAAGCAGATTAAGCTGGTGTTAGAGCGCGGCGACAATGGAAACTTTCTCAACCTGCCGTATTTTGACCACGAGGGAGGGCTTCGATATGCCTTTAATAAAGATGGCAGTGCCGCAACCTTAAAAGAATTTTTAGCTCTGGCAGAGGGTTCTGCAATAACGGAGCAGGCTCTTGATGGTTTAATGTCTAAGACTGTGCCGGAAGTTGACGACAAACTTAAAGATGGCCCACCTTGCTTGCAGGCTTTACTACGGCAGGGCTTTCCAGAGGGGACTAGGAATAACGGTCTGTTCAACCTGGGTGTGTATTTAAGAAAGGCTTTTCCCGACGATTGGGAGACTAAGATACTTGAATACAACCAGAGCATCATGGAACCCGCGCTGGATCTTAAAGAGGTCAACATTGTCGCGGACCAGATAAAAAAGAAGGACTACCAGTACAAGTGTGCTGACCAGCCCGTCTGCAATTTTTGCAACAAAGACCTCTGCCGTAGCCGAAAGCATGGCGTGGGTGGTGGGGCAAACACACCGACAGTAGCCAACTTACGCAAGTATGACAGTGAGCCGCCTTTGTGGTTTCTAGATGTTAACGGCAGTCCGGTCGAACTGGACACAGAGGGGCTCCAGAAGCAGCCTCGCTTTCAGATACTTTGCATGGAACAGATAAATTTCATGCCGCGCACTATTACTCGACAGGCTTGGGAAGCTCAGATGAACATGCTTTTGTCTCAGATGTTGGACACTGAGGGGGCCGTTATAACAACGTCTGAAGACACCAGCCTTCGAGGTCAGTTTTACGACATGCTGGAAGAGTTCTCAACGCACATGCAGTCTGCAATGGACAGAGAAGAAATACTGTTACGCCGTCCTTGGACCGACGAAGAAGAGGGCCGCACATACTTCAGGTTAAAAGACTTTGAAGCTTTCTTAAAACGTAACAAGTTCTTTGAATACCGCTCAAACAAAATAGCGCAACGCCTTCGCGACATAGATGGGAAGTCAGAGCAGTTTCGCATTAAGGGCCGCACAGTACGATGTTGGTCAATCCCATCCTTTGCAAAGATAGAAGAAGCGTTTGAGTCTAGGTTTGACGATGAAGAGGATCTTCCGTTTTGAGAGATGAACCCATCAACTGGAGCCAACTTCTTCGCGAGTTGCGGATAGAAAAGGGTCTAACGCAACGGGAACTTGCCTACCAGTCTAAGATGCCACAGCGGACAATAGCCGAATACGAGAATGTTGGTGCGTCTCGACAGTTGTCCATCTACAGAATTGAACAGATACTGGACTCTCTTGGTTATGAGATAGATGTGTTTATGAAGAACCCCAATGTTTAGATACTTTGGACCCCCAGGAACCGGAAAGACAACCACACTGTTAAATCAGGTGGATGCTCTTCTATCGGGGGGCATGTCCCCGAATGACATAGGGTATTTTGCTTTTACACGCAAAGCGGCCCACGAAGCACGGGACAGAGCCGTTGCAAGGTTCAACCTAGATCCTGAAAAAGATTTCATGTACTTCCGTACATTGCACAGTCTGGCTTTTCAATGCCTTGGTATGTCCAGTGCCGACGTTCTTGGCGATAAAGGTCTCAAGGAGTTTGGTAAAGAGACAGGGGTGGACTTGTCTTTTACCGGAGCGGAGCACATTGCCGACGACGGGTTTACCCTTCTTAAATCTAACAACCCGATTATGCGAGGTTTTGACCTAGCCCGAAACACGTTACTTGGCATCAAACATGCCTACAATGTTATGGAACTTGATATTCCGTTCTATGAATTTGAGCACCTGTACAACGAATACGAACGCTTTAAATTGTTTAATGGTCTTAGAGACTTCACCGACATGATGGTTGAACTGGCTAATAGACCAAACAACCTCCCCGTCCTTAATACAATATTCTTAGACGAAGCGCAGGACTTGACGCCGTTGCAGTGGAAAGTGGCTCATGCTTTGGGTGAGCGGTGCCAAAGGATGTTTGTTGCAGGCGACGATGACCAAGGCATTTACCGATGGGCGGGTGCCGACATAAACCACTTTGTCTCGTTGGCGGGAGGGTCTGAAGTCCTTTCTCAATCTTACCGGATACCCAGAAGCGTTCACCGCGTAGCCGAGTCCGTGGTTCAAAGAATACAATATAGGCAGAAGAAAATCTGGTATCCAAGGCACGAGGAGGGCAGTGTTGAGCGCACATACGATGCAAGCACGGTCTCTTTTGGCAACGAAGAATGGCTTGTCCTCGCGCAGGCTAATTACATGCTGGATGATCTAGCAGCCCAACTCACTTCCAGTGGTCAGTATTTTGAGCGGAAAGGGTCCCCGTCGTTAAAGAAAAACGTGCGAAGTGCCATTGGCTCGTGGAACCACCTACAGGAAAACCCCGGCCATGAGATATCCCTGAAGGAAGCAATCAACCTTTATGACAATATTTCCAGTGGTGCTGGTCGTTTAAAGCGCGGTGCTAAGAAAATGTTGGGCGGGGCCGATGAAAAAGACCTTTTCACGATATCCATC